GGCATATGGTATCAAACGGGTCTAATAAGATATTAATATGCAGGGAATTATAGTTGATCCCTCTTTGTTTTATTACAAAGCCTCCTCCTGGATAACTCTTTTATAAATAAATATTTGTTTGAGTGCTATTTTTGCGTTTCTTGTTTGTATCTTAGTACTCTTAGTTAAAATTTTGTTGTTTGTTGTTGTTGATTTGTGAGTTCAGCGAGTGCCGAATATCAACGTATTGCTAAATGAGTGTATGATCAGTTGTGTCAACTGGCTCTCACAGTTAGTTCGTAACTCTGTTTTTTTACTTGATCGAAGTTGACCCTTACTTCGAATAATGACGTGAATAAGTTACGTGTCCAGTGACGGTTATTGATGTGTGTTACATTTAGAGTAGGACCTCCTTGTAGCATTCTACGCATAACATCAGTTTATTAATAAAATACACGACGTCTGCTTAATTCCTTATAATGGCTCGCGGTATATCTGTGTTATACAACATCTTCCGTGAATAACGAACTAAAGTCGCCATAAATAGTATTTCCATGAACTTTCAAACTATCTATAAATTGAGTATACTATTAAACAGTTTTCTTGTTAACAAATGCTGCTTACTCGTAATTATATTCACGCATCGTACCGGATTTATACATTCGTTATTTTAAGAATTAAGTTTAAATACGTTTTGTTAATTTGGTATTGCCCGCCATTGCTAGTCGGATAGTTGCTAATTTTTTTGAAAGCGGATCAATGCTATAACTGATGAAACTGAGTGATGCAAGATAATGAGTTTATTAGACAGTTAATGCTGCTGGTTGCATGATGCATGTCAACATTGTTTTTTAAATCATACGTGTCATAACTACACGTCCCTTCCAGCCAATATTCTTTGATAGCATATTTACTCGTTTGAAATCATTCTTTGGTTTCTTTAAGACCAAGCCCAGACCTTTACATATAGGCTAATTTTTTGTATGGCAAAGTGCTCTCATTGATTATGCCATGGCATCTCTATCTTGTTTATATCTAAAAAGAGCTGAGGTATCATCGCCGGCGAACTTAAAACGGAAATTAAGGCGAAACAAATACATGAACTTACTGAGAGATGGCATAGATATATTCGTTCTATAAACTGTTTTAAAATCATATTTTTGAGAGAGAGTATAAGCTTGACATATAGAGAGATTATTGCGAGCTCTATAAAAACCAAATAGATGATAGCTCAAGTTTCTATAAGTCCCAAAACAAGTAGTACAAGTTGGATGTCCTGAATAAGTGGTACCACATATACATCCTTTTCCAAAAAATATTTATTTTAAATACTTTGTTTCATTCTTCACGGAACAATAGAATTCTGTATCAGTATTGCCCTCGAAATAATGATCTCCTGTAGATCCTTGAATATCAGCTAATTATATGATACCTTGTTGATGAAGGAGATCGAAGAAAGCATAATCATTGACTGTGCGATGAAACTTGCTTTGAGTAGAATCATAATTTGAAAAATCTGATTAATAAGTATAACACATTTGTTACATATCAGCGAATGCTTATTATAAACCTTAACCATTTTTTGCTAACAAGAATTACAGAAAGAAGTACTACTTAAAAAATTTTAAAAGGAAATAACTAACGAATCCTACTCTTGCGCGTATTACCCACGAAGGACACACGATTAAGCGAGTTTTTATATTGCCTCGGTCTGATTACCATTGCTGAGTTTATTAATTAAAAATTTATTTTACTACTTGGTTTTAACCGGTTTTAGCAAATAGTTACGGCAGATGGCTTTTGACAATTACATCATTCCAATGTTATTTGTATTGATTGTATTTATAAACATCCTTAAGTTTTATATGCTAGAGATATTAATTGACCTGTATGGGATCGTTCAAATTTATTTTTATGTCTCGATTAACCATTTATTGAACAACAGAATGATTCAGCCAGTCCATAAATTAAGCGTATTATCGCCCGATTGCTGGGTCAATATCAACCTGGTTCCCAGTTTGCCTATTAACTATTGCATGAAATAAATTTATAGGACATCCCTAACTGTAGCACTCACGAATACGTTTAAGACCAGAGTTGTCTACATAATGAACGCTAGGTGCTTTCTTATTAGTGCATGTACAATACTTCATCCATGTTTTCAAACCTGGCATTTATGGCAGAGAATAAGAAGTCTAGCCTAACCGATAATTAAATTTTGGAAGTACTGTTTTATTGTATCCTTTGTTTTTCATATCTTCAAATTGGGTATTTGAAAGATGCCATGAGTTAGGAGTTTATGTTGAACCCACTTAATACGTGTGTTAAGGAATCAGTTATTATTAAAGTTGTGTTTATTCCTTAATTACAAATGGCTAATATTAATTTTTT